TAGTGTTGTCTTCCCAAGTAACATTGAAGATAGCCTCAGAGCCCAACGGAACCGCCTCAAACACCGGTAAACCGGGTGAAGGTAAGTCCTTAATGACACTTTCCTGTGCCATAATTTGTTGGATTCGACCATCGGCAGGTGTACTGCCCCCTCTTAAGGCCTCGTGGTCATCATAGTCGAAATGATCTTCAACATGATATTCTTCAGTTATGGGAACTGGTTCAAAGTAAGTAGGATCTCCTGCTTCATTTTCTACCAAAACAGACTCAAACTCTGGAGACTTCAATTCGTGAGGTTCAAGCCAGCCATCCAGCTCTATTGAATCCACTCGGAACTGCTCCCAGGCCAATCCTACGTTAGTCCGCATGAATTTGCGCAAATTGAAATAGATCCTTGTAAGGACCGAATGCGCCATCATTTGTTCTTCGTTTAGGATATTGTACAGGACCTCTCTTGTGTTATACACAGTTGCAAAACCAGGTGCGTAACCGACCACGGCTTCTTCGACTTTGCCCATCTCTACCATTTTCATAAAGTTGGTGTACAAAATCAAAGGATCTTTGATAACTGCTCTTTTGATCAAATAAGAACAGAAAGTGCCATGGTCTGTACTGAACTCATCCTTCTCTTCCAGAGTATCATGCTCAGCGAACAGAGCGAATTGCGGATTTTCGGGCGGCTTGCTGAACAAAAGCAAGTCATCTCCGCCCCACATCCCAGGATCTTTAGAACTTAGATTCAACTGGAACGCTTTCCTAGCAATTCTCGTCATCGTGTTTGTCAAGAAGGTTAGAATCTCCCCAGACATAGTGGAAACGCCAATTTCTTTTCCATTGGCAGTGTTTTCCAACTTGCTCTTTTGGTACAATTCTATTACCTCTTGAGGAGCACCGAAGTAATGTAATAAACTCTCGGTGACTCGGACTCCCCAACCTTGGACACTCTGCTCGTACGCGGTACCATCACTAGCGTAGTAAAACCCGCCAGGATCGTTCATCATAACCCAGTCAGACATTTCTTGATAAGTCTTTTTCATGTTAATGAACACATGTTTGGGACAGTGACGAACAATCTGGGACGCTAGATAACGGCCCCAAGGACCTAACGCAAATAACTCTTTGTCTCCGCGAATCTGAATCGTCTGCGGTGCTTTACCAGCGATTTTCAACTTGTCTTGTTGCTTGATAACCACTGTTGGCCTGAAGTCAGTGTCTGCTCTGTTCAAAGACGACTGCTTCAATACTTGAGATCGCTCCGCGCGACTTTCATCGAACAATTGCACACTTTGCTCATAAAGAGACTGATCTAAACCGACCGGAGTGTCGGACCAGTTCATGTACCTCTTCAGAGCACGGAAACACTCATCGCCAAACTCCAACTGATTAGCATACTCTACATAGTTTTCTGCATGGGTTTGCTTCCTAATCCTCTGTTCCATCCCAGTACGATACAAGGGTGCATCTTTTGTCCTATGGTGATTCGCCAAGTTTAGCCATTTAGGCAAGAAAAGGGTAGGATTGTCTTTCCCTTTCGCCTTCAACATGGATTGCAACTTTCTAGTAGCCTCCATGGTGGCCTTCTTCCTAGCGTTGAAAGCTGTAGCCGGGTAACGTGCCACGGCATCTTTTCGTAACTCAGCTTTCAGTTTACCAACAATGATCCCCGCGTCATATCTTGGAATGTACAGATCTGGTTTTTGATCCGTATACTCACCACGACTCTCCAATTCCACAGTGAACCGTTCTTTCCTCTGACTCAACAGATGCTCATTCAAGACTTCCGGATTCTCCGGAGGTACCGTAGTTGCCAATCTAGGCATAGGAATACTCGGCTCTGGAATCTCTGGTTCTTGAACATGCACTGCCGGAATCAATGTCATGTGAGGTAAGAATAAATTGGCTCTAGGATCTTGATAAGCCGGATCATCTCTGCTCAACATGGTGTGACCCCCTCTCTGGACGATATCTCTAGGTAAGAAATCAG